ACAAGAAGAGGAGGCATAGAGAAGAGGTACGTTTGCTTCATGACACATACGCTGAATACGAGTTGTTGGTGTTACGTTATTATGCCAATATGCATCTGGGTCTTCGATAGAACGTCGTACATCTGCATCAGCCGCAAGATGAATAACAAACTCGGCTCCTTCTAATTCAAAGTTATGAATGTTTCTACTTTCGTTTTTACGATCCCATTCAATAATCGTATGACCATCGCTTTCAAGTTTTTCTTTTAAATGACCGCCAATAAAGCCGCTCGATCCTGTAATTGCAATTTTCATTTGTTTTCCTTTAGAAATTTTTCTGCTGTTACCATTGAAGAGTTAATTGCCTGATGCATATCTACGTAGACATACTGACCACATCTACCAATAAATGTCATATTTTCTTCTACAATATTTTTATACTTTTCGTAGATCTTTCTGTTTTCGCCATCAACATCTTTAACAGGATAATATCTTTCCATATTATTATCTTGGTAATCACATGGCTCTTCATAAGTAAGAGTGGTATATTTATCAGTGTCTCCGTGACATGGCAAATTTTTCCATTCGGTCACTCGAGTATATGGTCCATCATGAGTAAAGTTAACAGTACCTGTTGGTAATACTTTTTTCATAGGTAACGTTACATCATGGAATTTAATAGACCGATATGGTAGCTCTCCGTATCTAAATCTAAAGTATTCATCAATGGGCATGCTATTAAAACAATGAGAATAGTCATCGTAAACTTTGTGTCTATCAGCCCATGGAGTATTAAGCATGACTTCAATGTTTTCATGGTCAAGCATATTTTTAATTAAGCTCGTATAACCGTCTTTCGGTAAACATTGATATTCATCATTTGGAAAATAATATTCGTTATCATCGTCTCGAACCGGTACTCTTTTTAGAATACTTGGATCAAGTTCTTCAATTGTCTTACCCCACATTTTGTAGGTATATGGTCTGAAAAAGATATCTATAACATTTTCTTCGCCGACAATTTCTTTTGTTTCTTTATTAACGGGCAAAGTGACATATCGACCGTCACTTAATTGCGCTTTTACTTTATGTTTGTAATCTACCCATTCGGTAAATCGACTGACAAAATCATATACTTTCTTATTGTTAGTATGAAACAAATGTGGTCCATATTTGTGGATACGGATTCCATATTCATTCTCATAATCATAAGCATTACCAGCAATATGATCTCTTTTATCTATTACAATCGCTTTATGACCTGCATCTGCAAGCATTCGTGCAATTGTAGCACCGGCAAAGCCAGCACCAACTATTAAGCATTTCATAATACTCTCCCTAGTTCTTCTTGAGTTACGCTCTTATCAAGCGGGTGAGTAGTATATATGGCTTCTTTTTGGGCGGCTGCCACGTCTTCAAGTTGTTTATCTGACATCATAATTATATCAGATGCTTTCAAAGAAGCAAGTTCATCATCGTCATAATACAGAACCATTTCTTTCCAGTCGCCAATAAGGATAGATCCACTGTCTGCAACCTGTAGAGGTCTTGCTCTCCACCAACCAGATCCTGCATGGAAATAACCTGGCATAAGGATACCCCATTGTTGACCATAGATATTAACCATTTCTGGTTCGATTACTCGATCCTGACCATCTTTACGTGAACCGTATTTCTTAAGTGGCCAATCACCAATGTTCTGTGCTTTCAACCACTTCTTTGTTTTGTCTTGAATCAGACCAGCAAAGTTAAATACCTTCTGCTTTTCCTCGAAGAGTGAATTAAAATTAGAGGAAAGATTAATGTGATATGGATTTGGATTAAAAGAGAACATTAGTTCTTTTGGATAATCAATCAACAAACTAAGATTACCACCTGCAAAAGCACTAATCAACATTTTGTTCTTCTTTGATTTTACAATCTCAATACCATTCAATAATTGCTTTTCGTAATCTTCAATATTATCTGGCACATGTTTATGACCATCTTTGACATATGGTCTAAAGAGTTTTTCAGGATCTTCAAGTGCAGTCAAACCTTTGTAAATACTATCTGTCTGCCAATCATCGAAAGCAAGAATACAATCTGGATATTCGTTAATGAGCCACAAACCATTATAGACAAATCCAGCAAAACCAGATGGATTATGAATGTAGCAAATGATACGATCGTATTCTGATAGGTCTTCACCGATTGTAACAATACGTTGTTCTACTGTATGACCCATGTCACGTAGACATGCAATCAAAGAGAGATGCGATGGCATAACTTTCAGTTGAGAGGTCTTGTAAAAGTTCTCAGTACACTGCTGTTTGTTCATCCCAGTTATCAAGATTTTCATAATATAGAGTTCTCCAAATTTATAAGTATATTATAAACTAAACGAAGTCAAAAGTAAACAGTTAATTTGTATAATATTATTACTAATTACCATATAGTTCTAAAATATAATATCTTAGCTTTAAACTATATGGTAATTATGTTTTAGCATTTATACTTAATTTGAGCCAGACGTACGCGGGCAAGCTAGGGTGTATAGTTATTCATCCTATGCACCCAGCTGCATTTCTGGATTAATCAGTTTTTCTTAAATCATAAATGCGTTGTTCTTCTGGGCTTGTAGCATATGTTTGATATGCCATGTCAGTCTCAAGCTGTTTTATTCGTCCTTTTAATTCTTCAAGCTCTTTGCTTAATCGCATGTTCGTATATTCTACGTTTTCACCTACGATTTTACGCTCGAGTTCGTACTGTTCTTTAATCCAATCTTGAGTTGCGGACATTGATAAACTCCCAATCTATCATTGCTTGGTCGAACATTCCAGCCGTTACCTTCCAAGATTTTACCCACTTTAACGGTATTTCTTGTTCTTTCATTACGACTCTCTTAATGCCGACTTGTATTACACCTTTTGCACAGTCACTACAGACTGGCAAGCCTGTTACATACAGTGTAGAACCATCTAAAGATACGCCATTGTATGTAGCATTATATATGACATTCATTTCAGCATGAACGACATACTTATATTTAGTCTCACGATCTTCATAATGTGATATAGTATCTTCAATCCCACGAGGAAAACCATTGTATCCTTGAGACAGTACTTGTCCCTTAGATCCAACTGCAATCGCCCCGATTTTGGTTGAAGGGTCTTTTGACCAAGAAGATACCTCTTCGGCCAAACTAAGATACCTAAGATCCCATTTACTTGACAAGGTGAAAGTGCCTTTCGTAAACGTGAAGATTCTGTACTTGCCATGTAATAAATCCTGGTTTAATACCTAGATCTTTAGCAAGAGTTTTTAAAACATACTGCTGCCAAGCATAATCATTTTTGTATCCGTACACGACGTCGTTTGAACGCATTTGGACCACTGACTGTAGTTCATCATTGCGAATATAATAAGTGACAGCATTAGTACATATGAAATCGCTTTTACCATTAGAATTATATTCTGTCCATATCGACGGCCTTTGATAAATCATTGACGCTCTACGAGAGTCAGGATTCTCAAGTAATTCTGTAAGTACGTTATCGTACTGCCTATAATATATATCACTGAAAATCAGATGGCCGTAATTAGAATTTATGTTCCCATGATTGTCAGCACTGTACTGCCATGCTTCAGGAGGAGAAGCGTCCCCACCATAGATATCACGAATGTTAGTACTACCAGAAAGATACCAATCAATTTCTCGCCCAATGTATTCATCATTCGGCTTTCCGAAAATTGCTGGTTCTGTTGCGAGAAATGAAGCGCCAATAAGTTCGATCGTATTTTGGCCGGTTTTGTCTGTTGTGAAGGCTCCGTCATTTAATTCTCCAATAAAATGTTTTCTAATATCACTTACTGTTTGCATTTGCTACTCTTTCTCTCAGATCTGTAGATGAAAATCTGTGGTCTCTCTTATTGAAATATAATTCAATACCTCTATTACGACATTCATCTTTACCAGTAAAATCTTTCTGACGATATTCTTCACCAAGAATCCTGACATTAATCGGGTACATGTTTATTATATCAAGAAGATCAGCTTCTGTACAATAAATAAGTACTTCATCAACATATTTTACAGCAGCAAGTTGAGCTTGTCTTTCGACAATACTCTGTACTGGCGCGTTCTTTGTAGCACGATCTAATGTAGGATCTACCTGTAATGCACAGATAAGATAGTCACATTGCGCCTTTGCCTCTCGTAGCATGGCAATATGACCTGCATGCAATAGATCAAACGTCGACGCTGTTATCCCGATCTTCATTTCTTGTCACCTTACGATTATACATATCACGATCTGGAAGTTGACCTTCCATCTTACCACGCATGAAAGATACTGCAAAGGAACAATAGTTAATAATATCTTTGTAAGTATCTTCGAGTGATTCATGGTTTGGATCACTGCCTGATTCAAGTAGTGATTGAGCACGATAACATTTACCTTGAATGACATCGTGAATGCTATCTACACCGCGACGATAGTGCATGGCTTGCTGAACATTCGAACCTTCGTTCTGATAGTCTTCAGATTTTTTGGCTTGTAGCTCAGCACACTCTTGTAAAACTTTAATTGACTCTTTCATTTTTTACCTCCAAGTATATTATAACACAGTTACATGTTTTTGTAAACATATTCGAGTGCTCTATCTGCTTCTTTATCGAGTGGACGATTCTTATACCAATTACCGGTTTCCTGATCAAGTTCACGACAAAGTTTTGAGATCTCATTTGCGGTAATAGGATACTGCTGTTTGATTGCATTACCTGCAATTGCAACCATTATTTGATACATTTTATGATACCATCCGGTATTACTGATGAGTCTGTATTCTGCTTCGAGTTTTCTAGGAAAAAAGGCACAGTCCCTATAGGACGTCCAAGATATGTTAGAGTTATCCATCTTCCCTTTTCTGTGTTCAATGATTTGTTTTTGTAATCCATCTGGGAGTCTGTCGAAGAAGTTGTTAAGGTTGGCTTTTTCGGCATATGGATGTTTCCTCATAAGATCTGTAGGATCAAGTGGGTCGCCATCATGACTGAAAATAAAGTTGAAAGCGCCAGAATATTTCGCAGGGATGTAGTACATGCGTGATAAGTCTTTAGTTTGGACGTCACCCAGTTCTCCGAGCTCTGTGTTAAGAGAATGCCAGAAATGTCTGATTCTGTCACTTCCAATTCGTTCTCGCAAAGGGAACACCATTCTGAACTTAGGCGAATCCAGTGTACTGCTAGCAGTGCTATAGCAGACGAAGCGATAACTAGAAAAGCGATTACATAGGTCATCTTGCAAATCTCCATTTGGTTTGTATTCGTCAACATCTACACAACACCAACCTGCCCAATCGATAACATTTGCATTTGCTCGAGTGGTGGCAGGTTGGTAAGTTGCTGGAGATATAAGTACAGCGTCTTTCTTAGATTTTTTTTCTATCTCAGATAATTTATAAAGAAACTTTTCGAACGCATCAAAATTATCAAGGTCTAGACCTTTATCAGTTTTATTATCAAATATTGAATTAAATACTGTTAGTGAGATATCCATAGTTTCCACCATGCTCTGGACCGGTCCAACCTTCAGGCTTGATGAGATCTGGTAGTCCGAGCGGGTTAGGTCGTGACTCTTTAACTCCTGGTTCTTTAGACATATTTGCATTATGTATCTCATCCCATGCTTTGTAAGCATCAATTCCAAACGCATCTAGTGTGCCGATAGCGACAACACATAAATCAATTAAACCGTCAACGATTTCTTCAGGATCTTTTTCATTAACAGCTTTAGCCGTTTCACTTAATTCTTCTTGTAAGAATTTAATTCTAAACTCAAGAAACTTTTGTAGCTTTTCTTTATCACCAGCCACAAGCTGTTCTGACATCCACTTGTGCACACCGAATTTACGATGCATATCATTAATATCTTGTACCCAATTTTCTGACATTTATATCTCCATTTTGTATATTATAACACATATTATAACGAATGTACACAACTTTATCCAAAGAAAGCTTCCAATGTAGCTTGTTCTTCTGCGTTCCAACCGACTGCATTGAGAATCAATTGGAGTGGATCGAGAAACGTTTTCTCGAATTGTTTGTCATAATCGATATATTGATCTAATTTGAATTCTCGTGGTAGACCTACAACTGGAAAAGATACAACATTCTCTTTGAGATGGTTAGGCAGTCGTAGATAGACAAATTTTATCTTATCACCATTACTAATAGACTCATACTTATTTGTAAGCTTACTTTCTTTAAGAATGTTATTATAAAGTATAGCACCGCGTGCATGAATAGGAGTGCCTTTCTTGTAGACTAGTTTCTTATCTTGCCATTCTGTAAGATTAGTTACACCACGTGGAAAGGCAACTTCTTCTGCAGGAAGTTGTTTAAATTCTTGTTTGAACTTTAAGATATATTGCTGTACATCTTCTTCTGTACCAGAAATAATAACTTTAAATATCTCTTTGAACTTAGCACGACATACTGTAGGCGTAGAAGACTTGATTGCTTCAATACCCATAATCTTAAGTTTTGGTTCTTCGTATTGTACACCTTCTGAGTTATGCACATTCAGAATATATCTTTTCTTTGCAGTCCAAATACCACGATCAGCAATCACCTCACGTTCCATGACCATACGATTTTCAAAACAATTCATATCTTTGAAGAGTTTTTCCATCGCATTGTCGAGGATTTTTTGGAAGTGATTTTGACATGATTCATCAAGGAACTTTACAGGTTCTTTTGGCTGAAACTTCTGTACAAACTTTGAGAAGTTAACATAGATTGAATCTGTATCGATAGCAATTACGAAATCATCTTGAGTTCCAAGTAGTTTATTCATTTCATCATTTACGACTTTTTCGCAGGTTTTAATGACGTGTTGACCAGTAAGAGTAATACCTTCTGCAACTCGAAGGTCGAAATAACGAAACCACTTATTACCCATAGCACCGAACAAAGAGTTCATTAGGATCTTAATTGCCATTTGTCTATTGTTTAATGAAGCAATTTGTTTTTCGATCTCAATACTTGTACCTTCTTTCTGTTGTTTCTTTTGCCATTCAATCATTTCTTTCTTAGCAGTTTTACGATCATCGTAGTACTGCTTAACAAGCATAGGGAATACACCTTCACGATTGTTATTAAATGATACGCCAGCTTTTGCTGAACGAGATAGATTATCTCCATTCATTACAATAGTTTCAGGTGACATATTCCATTGCGCAATAATATTTGGATACAAAGAATTCAAATCAAAAGAAACTACCCAGTCATGTGCGCCAACTTGTGGTTCTTTTACATAGCCACCTTCGAACTTGGTATATGCACCTTCACGATCACGACGGTCAGGTGGACCGGGAATTATAACTTTTCTTTTTGACAGTTCGCGATACACAATAGAATCCCATATTGCCGTAGTACCGAACGTGTCGCCATAATTAACACCAGCTTTGTAGGCCATTGTAAAGACAAGATTCAATAGATCAAGTTTAGTGTCAAGCTTTTTTACAAGTTCAACATCTTTAATATTATAATCAATATAGAGTTGATAGTCATCTTTGTAGAGATTACGCAAGCTGCCATGTTCTTCATATGACATCTTACTTTCGCCAAGCACGACATGAGAGATATGATTGAGTGAATAAGATTCTTGAGGACCGTAGCTATAACCAAACTTTTGGAAAAGATCCATGTAATCAAGCTGAGAAATACCTGCAATTTGATAGGTATTCATAGTCTTCATTTTAAACGCTACAGACTTGGTACGAATAGCCCAGTCTCTAAATTGTTTATGCCACGGTGAAAGCATACGAGCAATATGTTCACCGAATAAGTGTTTCATACGATTAACAAGATATGGAATATCAAAGCCGCGGACATTCCAGCCTGTAATTACTTCAGGATACGCTGACGTCCAATATGCCATAAATGATTCGAGTAAAGCATATTCATCTTCGCAACGAATATATCGAATCTTAAGATGCGTGTGTGGCGATTTTTCATTATCATACTCGCCACAACCCCATACACGATACACTCCTTCCTTCGAAGACTTTAAAGCAATAGCAGTTACAGGCCATTGTGCGTCATCGGGATTAGGAAATCCATCTTCTGAATGAACCTCAATATCCATAAAGACGGTGTTAATAAGAGAAGCATTTACTTCAGGTTCTTTAGGGAATTTTTTCTGTATAAACTGCCAAATAATTCTATCTTGACCGTACCATTTAAAACTATCTACATTTTCATACTTTTTAATAAAGTCTTTCATTTCACTATAGTTATGAAAATATACAGGCTCTACATAATTGCCATCAAGAGCTCGCCATTCAGTTTGACTTTTTGAAGGCACATACAATACCGGTCGATAGTCATTACCTCTATCAAGACCGAGTTTATATTCTAAAGTTTGCGGAACACCTTGATGGTTATATCCGCGATATAATATTTTATTTCCGCAACGATCTACATTCGTATAAAAAGACATACAACCTCCAACAACATAATATATTATACACTAGTTTCAATGGATTGTACACTCTTTTATGCAATTGTTCTCATTCTTTCTACGAGTCGATCTGCACGATTTGTCACTTGGCGATACCAACGAGAATCTACCATCTCATCTGCAGCAGCATTCCAATCACGCGCATCTACACCACGCTTCATTCCTTTAAATGCAGAGAGTCGAGGGTACCCAAGATTGAAGCACATATTTGCGATAATGAGCTGGGCTTCTTCTGGCAATTCGTAAAAATCGGGATAGAGTTTTTCGCAGTCTTCAATTGTGATTTGTATATCTTGTTCGAACGCTGAAGCCACTCTATCTTCAGAGACTGGAGTGCCAACGTCCTCTCCATACTCTGGATCCTCATCTCTGACCAAATGACCGATACCAAAAGTAGGGAGACCAAGATGATCGAGATATATTTCATACTTTATTCCTTCATCTAACTCTAAGTCTGCTCTTAATTTTCCTAAGTCCATATTTCTTTTCCTCCAATAGCGCCAACATGAGTTTTTTCCATATAACAATTAGTCTTTGCTTTTGTTCCACCCATGTCTTGTACCCAAGTTAATTCTTGTATAAGTCTATTATACCACTGTTTGTCATATTCATCACTGGCTTTATTCATATCATCCATTAATTGTTTGATACGAGCTTCAATATATTTTTCTTGTTTGTTTTTTTGTGGCATTCTTCTAAATGCATTAGGTCCCATTATGTATTCTCCTTTACAAAAGAATCTGGTATATCTATAATTGGTAAATCACAGTCACAACCGTAACAAACATCATTATGACATTCATTGCATTCTGTAGTAAGACAGTGGCAACGATGTCCACATTTTTTACAGTATCTTGGTTCTCCTATCATACTACCTCCGTGTAAAAAGGAGCAAGACTTGCCTGCTCCTTTTATTTATTATGCGTAGATTTCCCACTCGTCGTCAGTATATGGCCACATTAGTATCTTGTTCCATAACCTTGAACTTCGGCATTTAGGCGACGCTCAAGTTCTGCAAGAGTATAGTTTGATTCACGATATTTTAGCATTGGTGTGTTCTTTGCTATATCAAGCTTTAACATTTTTTTGAGTACTGCAATCATTTATAATACTCCTTCAATGTTTTAT